AAAAAAGAGAACTAGATATGCCGAAACAATATTAAGAGATATAAACTCTCAAAAGCTTATTCAAAAAATTAAACAAGTGTCAGGCATGGACCTACACAGCACTGCTAATCCCGAAGATCTACCTCAAAACCAAGAGGAACTAGATCTGCATATGCAACTCACTTATAAGCAGTCTATAGAAATAGCAGAAGAAGAAGCTATTAATAATACTTTAGCTTTTAATAAGTATGATTTAACAAGAAAAAGAACTGCTGAAGATTTAGTAGTTTTAGGCATAGGCGCTGTAAAAACTAGTTTTAACTTGTCCGAAGGCGTAACAGTTGAGTATGTTGATCCAGCTGATTTAGTTTACTCATACACAGATGATCCTAATTTTCAAGATATATGGTATGTTGGTGAAGTTAAATATGTTAGCTTAAACGAACTTAAAAAAGAATTTCCAGGTTTAACTGATGAGGAGATGGAGACTATACAGCAGTATCCAGGTAGTAAAAGTTACAATTATCAATTTAACGGAAGACAAGATAATAATAGTATTGCAGTTCTTTATTTTGAATATAAAACTTACCAAGATCAAGTTTTTAAAATAAAAGAAACAGCCACTGGTTTAGAAAAAACATTAGAAAAACCTGACACTTTTAATCCTCCAAAAAGTGATAAGTTTGATAGAGTTTCAAGGTCTATAGAGGTATTATACCACGGTGCTAAAATATTAGGTCACGACATGATGTTAAGATGGGGTGTTGCTAAAAATATGATAAGACCAGAGGCTAATGTTGTTAAAGTAAACATGAGCTATAATATATGTGCTCCAAAAATGTACAAAGGTAGAATAGAGTCTTTAGTTGGTCGTATGACAGGTTTCGCTGATATGATACAGCTAACGCATCTTAAATTACAACAAGTTTTATCAAGGTTAGTTCCTGATGGTGTTTATTTAGATGTTGATGGATTAGCAGAAGTAGATCTTGGCAATGGTACTAATTATAATCCAGCTGAGGCATTGAATATGTATTTCCAAACTGGTAGTATATTAGGTAGGTCTATGACTCAGGATGGTAATATGAATCCTGGTAAAGTGCCTATACAAGAATTACAGTCTAGTTCTGGTGGTAGTAAAATGCAGTCTTTAATACAGACTTATCAGTATTATTTACAAATGATGAGAGATGTTACTGGGCTTAATGAAGCTAGAGATGGCAGCCAACCAAATAAAGACTCATTAGTTGGATTGCAAAAACTTGCAGCTGCTAACTCTAACACAGCTACTAAACATATAGTTCAAGCAAGCTTATATCTATCAGCAAGAACATGTGAAAATATATCTTTAAGAATAAGTGATGCTTTAGAATTTCCACTAACAAAAGAAGCATTAAAAAATAGTATTAGCTCTTACAATGTAGGAACTTTAGAGGATATGTATAGTTTAAACTTATTTGAGTTTGGTATATACTTAGATTTAGTTCCTGATGAAGAGGAAAAAGCACAATTAGAAAACAATATTCAAGCTGCTTTAAAGACAAACACAATACATTTAGAAGACGCTGTAGAAATAAGAGATATAAAAAATCTTAAATTAGCTAATCAGTTTTTAAAATTAAAAAGAAAACAAAAAGCCGCAGAAGATCAAAAAGCACAACAAGCTAATATACAAGCTCAAGCTAATGCTAATGCTGAGGCTTCTGAAAGATCTGCAGCTGCCGAAATGCAAAAACAACAAGCGCTAGCGGAAACAACACTGCAAATTGCTCAAGGTAAGTCTAATTTTGAAATAAATAAGATGCAACAAGAGTATGATATGAAAAAGCAGATGATGGAAATGCAATTTTTATTTGATAAAGAGTTGAAACAAATGGAAGTAGATAAGTTAAGTTCTAAAGAAAAAATGATAGAAGATCGTAAAGATGATAGAACTAGACTAGAAGGAACGCAGCAAAGTGAAATGATACAACAAAGAAATTTAGATTTACCACCTATAGATTTTAACCAAGGTGGTCAAGCACAAGACTCAACGCCTCAGGGCTTATTAGAGTAATTATTAACTATTATATTATATTATGTCAGAAGAAATAAAAGAAACACCAGGGGGCGAATTGACTCAAGGTGAATTTAAAATTAAGAAAAAACCAAAAAACCTAAGCAACATTAAAGAAATTACTAAAACTAAAATAGATTTATCTAAAAAAGAAGATGAACCTGTAGTTGATAAAGTTGAAGAAGATAAAACAGAAGACAAAGTGATTGAAGAAGTTTCTAAAGAAACTGTAGTTGCAGAAAACAAAGAACAAGAAGATCCTACAAAAACAAGAAGAGTAGTGGAATTACCTGAAGACTTAAATAAACTAGTTAAGTTTATGGAAGAAACAGGTGGTACAGTTAAAGACTATGTTAGACTAGACACTGACTTTTCTCAAGTAGATGGTAATGTTTTATTAAAAGAATATTACAAAAATACTAAGCCACACTTAGATGATGAAGAGATTAATTTCATAATGGAAGATAACTTCTCATTTGACGAAGAGCTTGACGAAGAGCGAGATATAAAAAAGAAAAAACTCGCACTTAAAGAAGAAATTGCTAAAGCCAAAAGCTTTTTAGAAGATACTAAAGATAAATATTACGAAGAGATCAAGTTGAGACCTAACGTAACTGAAGATCAAAAAAAAGCTACTGACTTTTTCAATAGATATAACAAAGAGCAATCACAAATTGTACAAAGACAAGAAGAGTTTGTTAAAAGTACTAATGACTATTTTTCTAACGATTTCAAAGGTTTTGAGTTTAACGTTGGAGAGAAAAAGTTTAAGTACAATGTTAACAATGCTCAAGATGTGGCTAAAGACCAAGTCAAACTATCTAATCTGACTAAGATGTTCTTAGGTGATGATGGATCTGTTGAAGACATTAATGGTTATCACAAAGCTTTGTATGCAGCTAGAAACATAGATACTATTGCTAATCATTTTTACGAACAAGGGAAAACCGACGGCGTAAAAGGTTTAGTGAATAAATCTAAAAATATAGAAACAGCTTCTCGTCCACAAAACGGTGAAGATATTTATATTGGAGGTTTAAAAGTAAAAGCAGTTTCTGGTGTTGATAGTTCTAAGTTAAAAATACAAAGAAAAAATAAAAACTAAAAACTAAAATTATGAGTTTATCAGGTGGGAGTTTTCCCGCGTCAATAGTCCCTTCTCAAAACAGAATGGCATTGAGTTCTAACTTTTTAGAATTCAATACTGGAGCTGGAAAGGACTTTGCACAACAATATCTACCGGAGCTTTACGAAGCGGAAGTAGAAAGATACGGAAACAGGACTTTGTCTGGTTTCTTGAGAATGGTAGGAGCTGAAATGCCTATGACTTCTGATCAAATTATTTGGTCTGAACAAAACAGATTACACATCTCTTACAAATCATTAACACAAGCTATAACTGAAACAGGTGGTAACACTGGTGTATTCCGAGTTACTCCAAGTTTAGCTACTACAGGTAACACTGCTACTAGCATAGCTGTAAGAAAAGGACAAACAGTTCTTTTATCAGATGATGCTACTGGTTTAGTAACTGCTAAAGTTCATGTAACTGAAGTATTTGACGCTGCACAAGGTGGCGGATCTGCTGTAGTTGATGGAGCTTCTAATGCTTTAAGTTTCACATGTTCACCTTATGGAAGCAATGACTTACCTGCTGGTTTATTAGGAACTACAGGCGTCAATATGTTTGTATACGGTTCTGAGTTTAAAAAAGGTACCAACGGAATGTCAGGTTCTATTGAGCCATCTTTTACTCAGTACGCTAACAGACCTGTAATTATCAAAGACAAATACGAAATCAATGGCTCTGACACTGCTCAAATTGGGTGGGTTGAAGTTGCTACTGAAGACGGAACATCTGGATATTTATGGTATCTAAAAGCTGAGTCTGAAACTAGATTACGTTTTGAAGATTACTTAGAAATGCAAATGGTTGAAGGTGAAAATTCTAAAACTACTGCAGGTGGTGCTACTACTTTAAGTGGTCAAGGTTTAGAAGGTTCTCAAGGTTTATTTGCTGCTATCGAAGACAGAGGTAATATATACTCTGGTTTTGCTGGTGCTGCTGCTCCTGGTTCAGGTGCAATGGGAGATTTTGATGAAATACTTAAAAACTTAGACAAGCAAGGTGCTATTGAAGAAAACATGCTTTTCTTATCTAGATCTACCGCTCTTGATTTTGACGATATGATTGCTGCTATGGCAGGTGGAGGTTATGCTTCTACAGCTTCAGCTTCTTATGGTTTATTTGATAATGAGCAAGAGATGGCATTAAACTTTGGATTTACTGGATTCAGAAGAGGTTCTTATGACTTCTACAAAACTGACTGGAAATATCTAAACGATGCATCTACAAGAGGATTAGATAATGCAATTGATGGTGTGCTTGTTCCTGCTGGAACCTCTACAGTATACGATCAAATGTTGGGATCTAATATTAGACGACCATTCTTACATGTAAGATACAGAGCTTCTGAAACTGAAGATAGAAGATTTAAAAACTGGATCACTGGTTCAGTTGGAGGAGCTTACACTTCTGATTTAGATGCAATGTCTGTACACTTCTTATCTGAAAGATGTTTAGTAACTCAAGCTGCTAATAACTTCGTGTTATTCAAAGGAGCTTAATTAATTATTAACATTTTAAAAATATAGAAATTATGGGATATTTAAAAATCACAGATGCTAACAGCAAAGTTCATGCTATTGCTGCTGACGGTGTTAAACTAGTTATAGATGGAACTTCTAGTTCCGATATAGATTTAGTTTACGTTGGAGACACAGCTAAAGTAGAAGTTAAGGTAACAACTGCTGGAGACAGAAACACGGTTAAAGAAGCTATTAGAGTTGCTTTAGTTGCGTATCAAGGAAATCCACAAGGACCTGCTATAGAAGCTAACGGAGGTAAATCAATTGCCTCAGTTCTTGCTGCTTAATAGCAAACAATAATAAGATCCCGCTTCGGCGGGGTCTTTTTTAAATTATTATATTATATTATATTATGGAAACAAAAGAA